AAAAGGTCGGCGGGTTCACCGACCATCCGGACGAGAACGGCGACCCGTGCGAGGACTGGGGACTGTGGCTGGCCCTGCTCGACTCGGGCGCCAAGTTCAGCCACCTGCCGCAGCGCACCTGGCTCTGGCACAACAACGGCAACGGCACGAGAGGGCGGGGCACCGGTGACTGAGTACGCGACCCTGTCCGAACTGAAGGCCTACCTGGGGATCACCGACAGCACTTCGGACACCCAGCTCACCGACGCGCTGGTGACCGCGTCGCGGGGCATCGACCACTTCTGCGGGCGCAAGTTCTCCGCCGACTCCAACGCCTCGGCGCGGGTCTTCGTCCCCCGGGACTCCCGGATCCTGAAGGTCGACGACTTCCAGGGCACGTCGGGGCTCATCATCGCGATCGACACCGGCGACGACGGCACGTTCGCCCGCACGCTCGTGGCCGCCGACTACGAGCTGCAGCCGTTCAACCAGGTCAACGACGGCGAACCCAACTGGCCGTACTACCGCATCAACTACATCACCTCGACCTGGCCGCTGACAAACAACCGGGCCGGCGCGGTCGAGGTCACCGCGAAGTGGGGCTGGCCGGCGGTGCCGGGTCCGGTCAAGCAGGCCTGCATCTACCTGGCCGAGGAGACCTTCAAGATGAAGGGCTCCCCGTTCGGCGTGGCCAACACCGACCAGTTCGGGCCGATCCGGATGCGGGACAACCCGAAGGTCATGAACATGCTCAAGCCCTATCAGGACTCTGTGGTGATGATGGCGTGACCACCATTACGCAGGTGCTGGACGGCATCGCCGCCGCGATCCGCACCGGCCTGTCCGGGGACGTGGTGGCCGGCCGCACGTTCTCGCTGGCGCCCGATTCGCTCAACCCGCCCACCATCGTGATTGTCCCGGCGCCGGGCGACTTCCTGTTCTACGACGACACGTACGGCGCGACGGACAACTTCGCCGCCCTGGTGAAGGTCCTCAACGGCACCCAGGACAGCAACTCGTCGCAGGCACTGCTGCTCGGCTACATGGCCAAGACCGGTGCCACGTCGATCCGGGCGGCGATCCTGGCCGCCCCGACCCTGGGCGGGATCTGCTCGTATATGCAGATCCCGACCGCGCAGAACTTCGGCGACGTCGAATGGGCCGGGCAGCAGTACCTCGGGTTCGAGCTGCCGGTGGCGGTCTTCACGTGAGGTGGGTTGTCGCCGAGCCCGGTCCGAACTTCTCCGTCTTCGACACCTACACCGGCTGGGTCGAGGCTCTGCGCGGTGCCGGCCAGCAGGTCATCGAGTACAACCTCAGCGAGCGGCTGACGTTCTACGCCTCGGCACTCAAGCAGGTCGGCGCGGACACGTTCCAGCACATGCTCACCGCGCAGCAGTCGTATGAGCTGGCCGTCAACGGTCTGTACGCGACCCTGTTCAAGGCGCGGCCGGATGTGCTGTTCGTGGTGTCCGGGTTCTTCATCCCGTGGCAGTTGCTGGACAAGGCCCGGCGCAGCGGGACCCGCATCGTATTGCTGCATACGGAATCGCCATACGAAGACGAACGGATGATGGGCCTGGCCCCGTTCGTCGACCTGCTGCTCATCGACGACCCTACCAACTACGAGAAGTTCCAGTCGGTGACCACGACCGCGTACGTGCCGAAGGCGTACCGGCCTTCGCTGCACTGCCCCGGCCCGGCCGTGCCCGAACTCGAGTGCGACCTGGCGTTCGTCGGGACCGGCTACCCGTCCCGGGTCGACTTCCTTGAGCGGATGGACCTGTCCGGCCTGGACGTGCTGCTGGCCGGGAACTGGCAGGCGGTCGAGGAGTCATCGCCGCTGTACCCGTACGTGGCACACGACCCGGAAGCCTGCCTGCCCAACGAGCGCACGGTCGAGGTCTACCGCTCGGCGAAGGTCGGATTGAACCTGTACCGGCGTGAGGCGCAGCGGCCGGAGCTGTCGGCCGGTTGGTCGATGGGGCCGAGAGAAATTGAAATGGCGGCCTGCGCATTGCCATTTGCGCGCGATCCACGCGGTGAGGGCGACGAGGTGCTGCCGATGCTGCCGACATTCGCCGACCCGGCGGAGGCGTCGCAGATCGTGCGCTGGTTCCTCGACCACGACGGGGAGCGCGAGAAGGCGTCATTGGCCATCCGCGAGGCGGTGGCCTGGCGCACATTCGACCATCACGCAGCGGTCCTGCTGCACCTGCTCGAAAACTAGGGAGAGACCGTGTCACGTATTGCCGGCCGTAATGCGGTCATCTACTTCGGAACCACCACGAGCGCACAGGCGTCGCCGCTGTCCTACGCCAACACGTACACGCTGAACTTCGGCAGCACCAAGATTGACGTGACGGCGTTCGGTGACCGGGGCAAGGTGTCCCTGGCCGGCCTACCGGAACAGTCCGGCTCCATGGCTGGGTTCTACGACGACGGGACCGGCCAGACCTACACCGCGGCGGTGGACGGCTTGGCACGCAAGCTCTACATCTACCCGAGCTCGCTGACCGTGACGCAGTACTTCTTCGGTTCGGTGGTGGCGGACTTCAACCACGACTCCACCGTGGACGGTGCCGCGACGTTCTCCTCGACGTTCACGGCGGCGACGGCGGACGGCATCCAGAAGGTCGGCTGATGCTGGCCGCTGGGTTGCATGGTCGGGAGGAGATCCGCCGGGTAGAGGCGCTCCTGCTCGCCGTGCCCAGCGAGTTGAACGCGGCGCTGAAGAAGCGGGTTCGCCCGGCGCTGGAGCCGTTGAAGAAGGACATCCCGGCCACGGCCGCCCGGTACATGCCCTCGGGCTACGGGCCGCTACTGGCCCGTTCGACGAAGGTCTACATCCGCGTCGGTGGTGGTGCGGCGTTCAAGGCCACAGTGCGGGTGCTGGCCACGGGCGTGCGGGAGCAACGCGATGTGCGTGCGCTGAACCGGGGCTCACTGCGGCATCCGCTGTTCGGCAACCGCAAGCGCTGGTACGTGACCCGCGCCCGGCCGGGGTTCGTGGACGTGCCCGTCGAGAAGGCCCGCCACCGGGTGGTGGACGCGGCCGAGGCTGCCCGCGACGACATCGCCGAACACATTCTGAAGGGCTGACATGAAGATCCGTCTGGGTGACGCCGACCGCGAACGCCTCGGCTGTCCCGAGTGGATGGAACTCGACCTCACGACCATGAGCGTGGCTGAGGCCGAGGCGCTGGAGGCGTCAGGTGGGGACTGGACGGTCATCCACGACTCCGGCGCGAAGGCGATGAAGACGCGGATCTGGCTCGCGTTGCACAGGTCCGGGGTGACGGTGCCGTTCTCCGAATTGACCTTCGACGTCATCGCGGCCAAGGCACAGGACGACTCGGGAAAAGCCGAGGGCTCCGACAACGACGAGTTGCCTACACCGCCGACCTCTGCCTCCTCTACCCCGCGCTCGCCCCGGAAAAGGTCGCAAGCCTCGACCTGACGGTCTTTGAAGAGATGTGCGCGCGGGTCGACGCCTGGCGTGATGGCGAACTGAAGCCGAGGTAGGTGAGCGTTGCCAACGCGGGACATCACCCTCGACGTCACGATCCGGGCCCGTACCGCCGACGCGGACAAGGCCGCCGCCGCGCTGAAGCGGGTCGACGAGCAGGCCGCGCATGCCGGCCGGTCCATGCAGGGCATGACCGGCGATTCGAAGATCCTCAACGCCGAGATCAAGAAGTCCGAGCAGACCATCAAGGACCTGGACAAGGTCCTGCTGGAGTTCGGCAACGACAAGTCGGTGCGGCAACGGTTGCGCGGCGAGCGGTCGTGGCTGGCCGACCTGAAAAGGATGGAAAAGGACCTGACGCCGGCGGCCCACCAGGCCGGAGTGACGGTCGGCAGCTCCTTCGGAAAGGGCATCTCCGGCGCCCTCACTGACATCGGTGGCAGCGGTGGCCCCATTCTTATCGGCGCGCTCGTTGGCGCCGTGATTGCCGCGGCCCCCACGATTGGCGCCGTCGTCGGTGGCGCGCTGGCTGGCGCGGTGGGCACCGGGGCGATGGCACTCGGCATCATCAGTGCCGCCAAGGACGACCGGGTCCGCGCCGCCGCCCGTAAGTTCGGCGACGACGTCTCGGCCGAGTTGTTCCGCGGCGACGCCTTCGTGACGCCGGTGATCCGGGCGCTCGCGATCCTGCGTAACGGCCTGCGGTCGCTGAATCTGTCCGGGTCGCTGGCGAAGGTCGCACCGACCGTTGACATCATCGCGCGAGGCTTCGTTTCTCTGGCACAGAACATCATGCCCGGCCTGAACAAGGCGTTGGACCGCATGGGGCCCTTCGCCAACGCGGCCTCGCGTGGGCTGGCGCAGACGGGCTCCGCGCTGGGCTATTTGCTCGACCGGGTGACCTCGTCGAAGGGGGCCGTAGAGGGACTCTCGACCATGTTCCACATCCTCAACGGGTCAATTCGCGCGCTTGGCCTGACCATTCTGGTGTTGTCCAACATCTACGAGCAGTGGGTGAAGATCGAGCGCATCGCGCTCGCTGAAGCTGAAGGCTTCGCCCTGGTCCTGGGTCAGATCAAACTCGCGGAGCAGCTGCACAACATCGGCCGTGGGCTCGACGAGATGATGAACAACGCCGGCCCCACTGCGAACGCCGTCGGTGATGTGACTGTCGGGGTCCAATCCTTCGGGGAGGCCGCATCCCTCGCGGCCGTCGCCCAGGGTCGACTGAACAGCGCCCTCGAGAAAGGTCACCAGGACTTCCTCAGTTTCATGGGTGCCGACATCGGTGCCGAGGCGGCGTTAGACCGGTTCACCGAAGGCGTGCGCGAGCATGGCCGGTCGCTGGACAAGAACACCGAGATCGGTCGGGAAAACCTGACCAACCTGCTCGACCTCGCCAGAGCGGCCCAGGACGCGGCCGAGAAAAAGTACGAGGAGACCAAATCGGTCCAGGACGCCAACGCGGTCTACGAAACGTATCGGCAGCGCCTCGAGGCGCAACTGAAGGTGCTCGGCTACACCAAGGCCGAAATCAAGCAGATCATCGACGCCTGGTTCGGGCTGGCCGCGGCGCCGGACATCAACAAGGACCTGAACATTCACATAAACACGATCGGCTCCATGCCGCAGATCGCCAAGAACCTGTCGCTGGAGGACCGACTAGAGCCTCGGGCTGCTGGTGGCCCGGTGGTGGCCGGTGGCGGATATCTGGTTGGCGAGAACGGGCCAGAACGGTTCTACCCGGCCACCAACGGCTACATCGACCCCAAGTCTTCGGCATCACCGACCACTCTGGTCATTCGCTACGACACCTCCGGTGCCATGGATGACCTGGCCCGTCTGCTGCGCAAGTGGGTGCGCATCGAAGGCGGCACCGGCGCCGACAGCGTCCAACTGGCCCTCGGGGCGTGAAGCGGGACTTCTCGACCGCGTTTCTGCGCGGCCTCATCGGCTGCTGCCTGCTGTCCGGCCTCGCGTTGATCTGCCTCGCCCTTTTCGACCATTGAAGGAGCCTGCGCGTGCACAGGTATATCTGTTGGAACTCCAACATGCCCACCACCGCGGCGCAGGCGTCCGTGACCACCGGGACAGCGATCAAGACGATGCTGCAGATCGCCACGCCGGCCACGCGCCAGATCCAGCTCATCTCGTGGGGCTTCTCGCTCGATGACCCGCCCGGCGCGGACTCGGTGATCGAACTGTGCCAGACCGATGTCGCGGCGACCGTGACCGCGCATGTGGCCAGTGGCGTGATCCCGCTCGACCCGAACGCCCCGGCGTCGCTGATGACGCTGGGCACCTCGGCGACGGGCTATGCCGCGTCGGCGGAGGGCACGCCAACGGCGGTGCGGGTGTTCCAGGCCATCTCGATGTCGTCGATTTCGGCTGAGGCGGCGGCGGCGATGAACTACACCTATCAGTGGATGCCGGACGAGCGGCCGTTCGTGGCGGTGTCGAAGTTCCTGCGGATCCGCGCCACGACGCCGACCACGGCGGTGGACCTGCGCGGATACGTGGTGTGGGACGAGTAGATGCCGCTCGCTCCCCGCGCTGCGGCGTGGGCGTTGCGAATGGCGAACCTTCCTGGGCCATTCGCGGCCCAGGAAGCGCTGTCGCTCACGTTCCCATCCTCGTCGCGGCTGGACTGTCGCGTGTACGCGGCTCTCGGCGCTGACCTTTCCCAGCCCTGGTACACGTGGTCGTGGACGGACATCACCGCCTACGTCAGGTTCAACGACGGCATCAGCGTCACCGACGGCCGGCGGGACTTCGCCGGGCGGACGGGTCCGGGCACAGGCGGGATGCGCCTGGACAACCGGGACGGCCGCTTCGCTCGCCGCAACCCGCTCTCTCCCTACTTCGGGCTGCTGAGCAAGAACACGCCGATCTGGGCGACCGTGGACGCCGGGACCGGTGCCAAGACGCGGATGCAGCAGTTCGTCAACGAGTGGCCGGTGCGATGGGACAAGTCGGCACGCGACTCCACCGTGCCCATCGCCACGGCCGGGATCCTTCGCCGGCTCAGCCAGGGCGCGCGGTTCAAGTCGGCGCTGCGTCGAGCGGTGCTCGGCTCGGGTCCGGCCGCGTACTGGCCGCTCGAGGATGAGTCGGATTCCACCCAGGCGGCCCCGGGCATCTCGCGTGGCCTCCCGCTGGCAGTCACGGGCAGCGTCGAATTTGGCGCGACCATATACCCGGCCGGGGCCACGGGCGCGGTTGACCTCTCGACATCGGGTGCCCGCCTGTCCGGCTCCACTGGCCTGGCGGCCGGCGTGTCAACACAATGGGAACTCGAGTGCCTCGTGGCGTTCAGCCCGTTTCCAACCGGCAACCCCGTCGGCAACCGGTACACGGTCCTTCAGGTGGAAACGCCGGGCGGGACGTACCCGGCATGGGGTGTCGTCCTCATCAACGACATCCCCACGCCGACGACATACAACCTGGGCATCTACTACACCGACACGGCAGGCACGGTCGCGGCCGACTACAGCAATTCGGGGCCGATGGTTGCGGGGCAGGTCTATCACTTCCGGATGTCGCTGACCCAGGCCGGAAGCAATATCGCGTTCTCCATCTACATCGATGGCGTCCTACAACTTGCTCACTCGTTCCTCACGGGAACGCTGTACGCGCCGACATTCATCACGTTGAACGCGTCGGCCGGGTCGGCGGATCCGGAAAGCAAGCCGGCCTGCATGTCCCATGTCGCGATCTGGACCACCAACCGCACGGCCCCGGTCAGCTACCTCGCCGCCGACGGCTACGTGGGCGAACTGGCGACCACCCGACTTGCCCGCGTGTGCGGTGAGGAAGGCATCGCCTATCTGGCCACGTCGTCGTCGACCGTGGCGATGGGTGCGCAGCCTCTCGCAACGGCCCTGGAGATCCTGCGTGAGTGCGAAGACGCCGAGGGCGGCACGCTGTACGAGGTCAATTGGGGGCTGGGCTACCAATCCACACTGGACCGCTATAACGCCCCGGTCGCCATGACGGTTGACTTCGACCTCGGCCAGGTCGCAGAGCCGCCGGAGCCCGCCGACGATGACCAGCGCACGCGCAACCGCTGGACGGTCAACCGGTCCTTCGGATCGGAGTACACCGCCGAGAAGACGACTGGCCCGATGGGTACCGGACCTGAGGGCCCGGGACTCTACGACGACCAGGCCACCGTGAATGTGGCAACCGACAACCAACTCCCGGCGCAGGCGGGCTGGCGCCTGCACCTCGGCACCGTTGACGAGGACCGCTGGCCGCAGATCGACCTGAACTTCGCCCGCGCGCCTGCGCTGATCGACACCTGGACGGCGCTGACGTACGGCAGTCGGGTCAACTTCATCCATCCGCCTGATGACGGCCCCCCGGACACCATCGACGCGTTCATCGAGGGCCGCTTCGAGCGGTGGGACACTGTCGTGTGGCGGGCCACGCTCAACACATCGCCGGCCTCGCCATACGACGTCTACGTGGTAGGCGACACCACTGGCAATCGTGGCCGGGTCGATGCCGCCAACTCGACGCTGGCTGCCGACGCAACGTCCAGCGACACGACCATCTCGGTCGCATCGCCGGGCGCGCTATGGCGGACGGGAGCGGTCAGTTTCGACATCAACGTCGCCGGTGAGCGCATGACCGTCACGAACATCTCCGGCGGCTCATCGCCGCAAACGTTCACGGTGACGAGATCGGTCAACGGCATCGTTAAAGCTCAGTCGGCCACGGTTGGTGGACGGTCCACAAAGGTCAGTCTCTCGAAACCGGCGGTGTACGCGTTGTGAGGTGGTCTCGTGGGTGACTGGACCGGCACCGTCCCGACGATCCTTGCCGGCGACGTTCCCACCGGCGACGACTGGGATAACATCCTCGACGAACTGACCGC